GGCGTGACGTGGGTCGACGACGCCGGCGTGCTCGTCGACGTGCCGCGCCGGATCGTCTCGATCTGCATCGACGTCGCCCTGCGCGCCTTCACCAACCCGGAGGCGTTGACGCAGCGGCAGGTCGGGGACAGCAACAAGAGTTACGACCGGGCCGGTCTGCAGGGCGGCGCGATCGTGTACCTGACCGACGCGGAGGCCAAGGCGGTGCGTCGGGCCGCCCGGGGCAGCACCCTCAAGTCGGTGTCGCTGGTCAGCCCGTGGTCCGGTGACAGCACCGAGAGCCTGATCGGGTCATGACGGTGCCGATCGGGGCGCACGAGCTGCCCCGGCTGATGCAGGTGTGGCGGGCCACCACCGTCGGCGACGGTGCCGGCGGGCAGGTCGTGACCCGGGCGCATGTCGGCGCGGTGCGGGCCCGGGTGTCGCAGCCGGCGGCGGCGGAGCGCCTCGCCGCCGGGCAGGCCGGGGCGCGCCTGGACGCCGTGGTGCACCTGCAGCCGGACGCGGACGTGCGCCGCGGTGACGAGCTGCGCGACGGCGCCGAGACGTACCGGGTCGCGGCCACGGTCGCACCGTCCGAGCCGGTGTACCTGCGCGCCGAGTGCGAGCGCGTCCAATCCGAGGAGACGTAATGCAGCAGATCATGATTGCGGCCAAGACGGGCACGGTGACGCTCGACGGGCAGCGGCGCATGGTGCGCAAGGGGGTGACCACCGGTGCACTACCCCGTCGACGAGCCGGACGACGACAGCGTGGAGAGCACCACGCTGTCGGACCCCGAACCGGTGCACACGCCGGTGGACCCGCCGGCCGACGACGAGCCGTCGCCGGCGACGGTGCGGGCGTGGGCCAAGGACCAGGGCATCGACGTGCCGCCGCGGGGCCGGGTGCCGGCCGAGCTGGTCGAGCAGTACCGGCAGGCCCACGGGCAGGCCAACGGTGGCTGAGACGCCGGCGGTCGAGGTCAGCCCGCCGGAGTGCCGGCGCCGCGCCGCGCGGCACGCCGAGCTGCACGACCTGCCGGCGGCGGGGATCTGGGCGCTGCTGGCCATCGCCGGCGAGCTCGCCGAGCTGCGCCGCGAGCTGCGTCGGAGCCGGTGACATGGCCCGCAAGCAGGTGGTCACGGTCGACGGCATGGACCAGCTGGCCCGCAAGCTCAAGCGGCTGTCGCCGGCGATCGGTGAGGGCGTCCGCCGGGCAGTGCGGGCGGAAACCCGGGTGGTCGTCGACGACATGCGCCAGACCGCGCCGCGCGACTCCGGTGAGCTGATCGAGTCGATGCGGCCGCGGATCAGCGGTGACGGTCTCACCGGCGAGGCCGTGGCCACCGCCCGGCACGCCACGTTCGTCGAGCACGGCACCGAGGACACCCCGGCGCAGCCGTTCGCGGCGCCAGCCGCCGAGCGATCCCGCAAACGATTCCCGAACCGGGTGCGCGACGAGGTCGGCGTCGAGCTGCGGGACCTGCTGAAATGACCGCGCCGGTGTCCCGCTCCCCGGTCCACCCGGTCCAGGTCGCGCTGTACCAGCGGCTGACCGGCGACGCCGAGCTGGCCAGCCTGGTCACCGGCGTCTACGACCAGGTGCCCGAGGGCGTCGCGCGGCCGTACGTGCGTATCGGCGACCACGTGTCCACTGCGGACAACGATCTGACCGGCTACGGCCGGCAGATCCTGTCGACGGTGCACGTGTGGACCGATGCGCGGGGCAACGCCCAGGGGCAGACGATCGCCAACCGGATCGTCGAGCTGCTCGACCACCAGGCGGCGGCGCTGTCCGCCCTCGTCGACGGGCACCGGGTGGTGTCGATCCGCCACGAGTACGACCAGGCGCTACCCGACCCCGATCCCCAGATCCGCCACCACGTGATCCGCTTCCGGATCACCACCGCACAGGAGGTAAGCCCATGAGTGGGCGCGACGCGTTCGGTACGCAGTTCAAACGGGGCGATGGCGCCGCTACCGAGACGTTCACCACGCTGGCGAACGTCACCACCATCTCCGGCCCGTCCCGGTCGCGGGAGACGATCGACGTCACCACGCACGGCAGCCCGGGTGGCTGGATGGAGTTCATCGGCGGGCTCAAGGACGGCGGCGAGGTCAGCCTGGAGCTCAACTACGACCCCACCGAGTCCACGCACGACCTGGACGACGACTTCGACGACCCGGACCCCCGCAACTACCAGATTGTCATCCTGCCGGACACCGCCGACGAGCACACCTGGACGCTCAAGGGCATCCTGACCGAGGTGTCCGACGAGTTCCCCTACGACGACAAGATGGGCCGCAGCATCACGATCAAGGTGTCGGGTAAGCCGACCCTGGCCGCGACGGGGGCGTGACGTGGCACTACTGACCCGAGACGAGATCCTGGCCGTCGACGACCGCTCGTACGAGGAGGTCGACTGCCCCGAGTGGGGCGGCACCGTGCGGCTGCGGTCGATCACCGGCGCCGAGCGTGACGCCTACGAGCAGTCCCTGATCCAGCAGCGGGGCAACAGCCGGCAGATGAACCTGCGTAACGCGCGGGCCAAGCTGATCGTGCTGTGCGCCGTCGACGAGGCCGGCCGGCGGTTGTTCAGCGGCGAGGCCGACGTGAACGCGCTGAGCCGGAAGAACGCCAAGCCCCTGGATCGGCTCTTCGACGCGTGCCGCAAGATCGCGGGGCTGTCCGACGACGACGTGGACCGGCTCACCGAGGATTTCGACGAGACCCAGGGCGACGCTTCCGGCACCGACTAGCGGCGCACCTGGGTATGACCGTGGGCGAGCTGCTCGCCCGGATCGACTCCCGGGAGCTGACCGCGTGGGCCGCCTACGAGCGGGTGACCGGCCCGCTCGGCCCGGAGCGGGCCGACATCCAGGCGGCGATCATCGCCTCCACCATCGCCAACGCCAACCAGGGCAAGCGCGGCCGCAGGTTCAAACCGGAGGACTTCCTGCCGCGGTGGGATCAGCCCGCCGCGGCATCTGGTGACCAGACCGGCGAGGACCATCTCCGACTGATCAAGTCGCTCAACCGGGCCATGGGTGGCCACGACGGCACGCGAGGGGGTACAGGTGTCAACTCTGGCGGACCTCCTGGTCAAGATCGGCGTCGACAACAGCGGCGTCGACAAAGGCAGCAAGCAGACTGAGTCCAAGTTCAGCCGGCTGTGGGGGCGCGTCCAGGCGACCGCGGCGATCGCCGGCGCCGCGATCGGCGCCGCGGCCGTCGCCGGTATCGCCAAGGCGATGGAGCTGGACAAGGCGCAGGCGCGGCTGACCGCGCAGCTCGGTGACCCGGCGCTGGCCGCCCAGCTCGGCAAGGTCGCCGGCGACGTCTACGCCCGCGGCTTCGGCGAGAGCGCGGCCGCGGCGATGGAGTCCGTGCAGGCCGTGGTGTCGTCGGGGCTGGCGCCGGCCGGCGACGCCGCGGTGATCGAGGACCTGACGGTCAAGGTCCAGGCGTACGCCGACGCGTGGGGCACGGACGTGGCCGACGCCGCGCAGTACGCGTCCACGCTGATCGGGTCGGGGCTGGCCCGCGACGCCACGCACGCGATGGATCTGATCACGGTGGCGTCGCAGCGGGTGCCGGCCGCGCTGCGCGAGGACGTCCTCGAGGCCGGCGACGAGTACGCCCAGTTCTTCCGCACCCTCGGCTTCAGCGGGGAGCAAGCCTTCGGCGTGCTGGTCCAGGCCGCGTCTAAAGGCCAGTACGGGATCGACAAGGCCGGCGACGCGATCAAAGAGTTCACCTTGCGCGCCACCGACATGTCGACGACGTCGGTGGAGGCGTACAAGGCGATCGGCCTCGACGCCGAGCAGATGAGCAACAAGATCCTCGCCGGCGGCGCGACGGCGCAGACCGCGTTCCAGCAGATCATCTCGGGGCTGCTGTCGATCCAGGATCCGACCGAGCGAGCGAACACGGCCATCTCGTTGTTCGGCACGCCGCTCGAAGATCTCAACGTTGCCGACATCCCCGAATTCTTGAAGGGATTGCAGGCGGCCGGTGGTGGGCTCGGCGACGTGACCGGCGCCGCGGCCAAGGCCGGCGACGCCCTGGAGAACTCGGCCAGCCAGAAGCTTGACCAGTTCAAACGCAAGGCCGAGCAGGCGCTCGTCGTGACCTTGGAAAAGGCGGTGCCGTACATCGAGAAGACGTTCGGCTGGCTGTCGCGCAACAGCGGCTGGGTGACCCCGCTGGCCACCGGTCTGGGCATCCTGGCCACTGCGATCGGCGCGATCGTGCTCGCCATGAAGGTCTGGGCGGCCGTCCAGCTGGTGCTCAACCTGGCGCTGTGGACCTCGCCGATCACCTGGATCGTGCTCGCCGTCATCGCCCTGGTCGCCGCGATCGTGTGGGTAGCCACCCAGACAACATGGTTCGAGACCATCTGGAATGCCGTCTGGGGAGCGGTGAAGGCAGCCTTCCAGTTCGTCGTAAATTGGATCGTCAACGGCTGGAAATGGGCGATCGGCCTGGTCGTCGCCGGTGTCAAAACGTGGTGGTCGATCTTCACCGGATTCTGGTCATGGGTCGGCCAAAAAGCCGCTGACACAGTTCGATGGATCACCGACAAGTTCGGCAAGCTGGTTGATTTCGTGAAGGGCTTGCCGAGCCGGATCAGCCGGGCGGCGTCCGGCATGTGGGACGGGATCAAACGCGCCTTCCGCTCGACTCTGAACTGGCTGATCGCCCGCTGGAACAACTTCTCGTTGACGCTCGGCGGCGGCAGCGTGCTCGGCATCGACATCCCCAGCGTCACGCTGTCCACACCGGACATTCCGATGCTCGCTGACGGGGGGATCGTGCCGGCCACCCCGGGCGGCCGGCTGGCGGTGATCGGCGAGGGCCGCCACGACGAGGCGGTGGTGCCGCTGCCGCGCGGCGCCCGTGACCTCGGCCGGCTCGGCGGCGGCGAGCGGACGGTCATCGAGCTCCGATCGGGCGGGTCGGCGCTGGATGACGTGCTGGTGGAGGTGCTGCGGCGGGCGATACGGGTCCGCGGCGGCGACGTGCAGCTCGTGCTGGGGAGGTAGGCGGTGCCGAAGATCGTGGCGGAGCTCTACCTCGGCCCCGCTTACGGCTGGGTCGACATCACCGACGACGTCCGGGTGCCGACGGCGAGTTCCGGCGGCGGGATCAGCATCACCCGAGGCCAGCAGGCGGAGGGGCAGCGCACCGAGCCGGCCCGCGGCAGCCTCGTGCTCAACAACCGGCACGGCAAGTACTCGCCGCGCAACCCGCGCAGCGAGTACTACGGGCTGATCGGCCGCAACACCCCGATCCGCGTCGGCGTCGACCACGGCGACTCGGTCGACTGGCGCATGACCGGCGAGGTGTCGTCGTGGCCTACCCGCTGGGACCTGTCCGGCAACGACGTGTGGGTGCCGATCGAGGTCGCGGGCATCCTGCGCCGGCTCGGCCAGGGCGCCAAGCCGCTGCGATCGGCACTGACCCGGTACCTGGCCGACACCGGCCCGGTGGCGTGGTGGCCTCTGGAGGACGGCGCCGACTCGACCCGGGCCGCGCCGGGATTGCCGAGCGGGCAGCCGGCGGTCGTGCTCGCCGACATCATGGACTTCGTCGACGACGCCCCGCCCGGCGCGTCGGGGTCGGCATATCCGCGGCTGGACGCGGTCAACGCCCTGGTCGGCGAGGTGTCGGGGGCGTCAGCATCGGCGTGGCAGGTAGCCGTGTGGGCGCGCGGGGTACCGCAGGACCTGACGGAGTCCGGTGACGCGGCGTTCTTCGTGCCGCTGGAGGTCTACACCAGCCAGGGCCGTGTGTTCCGGTGGATTTTCCAGTACAACCACAGCATGTCGTTGCGGCCGGATATCGGTATAGCCTACTACCCCAGCTCCGAGGCTGCCGATACCGACATCTACTTGCAGTGGGATGACCCCGGGCCGGGCCCGCTCTACGGGCCGGGCGAGGACTGGCGGCTGGTGCAGTTCACCTGCCAGCAGCTCGCCGGCGACCTGAGTGTGGCGTTGTACGTCGACGGGGTGCTGGCGCAGTCGGCGACCTGGGCGGGCATCACCGCGGGCGCCCCGGTGCGGGTGCACGCCCCGGGTGCGTTCGCCGGGACGGCGACCGAGGTCAGCTCCAAGATGCAGGACTTCTGGATCTCGCAGATCGTGGTGCATAACGGGTCCGCGCTGGTGCCGATGTGGGAGCCCGGCCAGGGCTGGGACGGCGAGGACGCCACCGAGCGGATGATCCGACTCTGCGCCGAGCAGGGCGTACCTCTGATGGTGCTCGACGGCTCCGAGTTCTCGGCCACGCCGATGGGCCCGCAGCGCGCCGATACGTTCTTGGCGTTGATCGGCGAGTGCGCGGACGCTGACATGGGCCTGCTGTACGAGCAGCGTGACGAGCTCGGCCTGGCCTACCGCACGCGCACGAGCTTGGAAAACCAGCTGCCGCTGGAGCTGGACTACGCCCGGCATATCGCGCCGCCGGTCGAGCCCGTCGACGACGACGAGTCGGTCCGCAACGACATCGAGGTGAGCCGGGTCGACGGCAGCTCGGCGCGCGCAGTCCTCGAGGCCGGGCCGCTGTCGACGCTGCCGCCGCCGGCCGGGGTCGGCGTGTACGACGAGTCGGTCACCATCAACGTGGCCAGCGACGAGCAGCTGCCGGACCAGGCCGGCTGGCGGCTGCACCTGGGCACCTGGGATGCCGCCCGCTACCCGCGGCTGACCGTCCGGCTGATC